TATAAGATCGTTTATCAATCAGATTTTAAAAAGACGGCCAATGGGTAAAATGATACGGGGGGAGGGGTATTTATATTCTACCCCCCTCCCAAATCGCGGCTGTCTTAAATTTTTCTCCGGGGGTTATATTTTTAAAATCATTGGTCTAAAAATCTATAAGGAAATGGTGACTTTCACAAGACCCCAAGCACTTTTAGAGGTTTTATACACTGAAAAAAGTTGTCTCCTTTTAAGGAAAACTTCAACAAAAGTGTTCGGGGTCTTATGAAAATTACCATAAAAGATATTTGAAAGGGGAGGTAAGTATGGCTAAACGAAAACAGATGCCAGCGAAAACTCCCGAAGCAAGGGAGAACCAGTTGGTTAATCTCGCTGTGGAAGAAACAGAGAGACGATTATTAAACGGAACTGCATCTTCCCAAATAATTACAACGCTTTTAAAGCTTGCAACTACAAAAGCGCAGTTGGAATTGGAAAAGCTCAGAAGTGACATTGCATTGCAGCAGGCGAAAGAGCAAGAGATTGCAGATAAAGCTTCTAATAGTGATCTTTATACAAAGGCATTGGCTGCTTTTAGAAGTTATAAGGGGGATTTTAGAGGAGACGAAGAAGATGACGACGAAGACGATTATTTATAAAACGTATTCAGAGTTAATCAAACTCGAAACCTTTGAAGAAAGATTTTCTTATCTTAGTCTATCTGGGATAGTTGGCGAAACCACATTCGGAGGGCATAGATATCTAAATCAAATCCTTTACCAAACAGATGAATGGAAAACAACAAGAAGAGAAGTAATCTATAGAGATGGAGGAAATGATCTTGCGATTGAAGGTCATCCAATTTCTGGATCCATTTACATTCATCACATCAATCCTCTAACGATAGATGATATTTTGGAAAGAAGACCTTGCGTGTTTGATCTTGAGAATCTAATCTCAATGTCTTTTAAAACACACAATGCAATACATTATGGAACCGCAGACCTTATTCCAAGAGGGCCTGCAAAACGAACAAAAAACGATACATGTCCATGGAGGTGATTAATATGGCAAGAGGGAAAAGAATTGGCTATGACGAAGCCATGAGCGACGGTGTGAAAGAGGAAATGAAAGAAATCATAGAAAAGTCTCCCGCTAAGGTGGAGACGACGGTTCCGAAAACCGTAAACGGAGTTATCGTTAATACTTTAAATGTTAATGTGAGGAGATGGCCCGATAAAGATTCTGAAGTGGTCGAGACGCTTCGCGCGGGAGACCATGTGGTGATTTACGGAAAAAGAGGAGACTTCTATGAGGTTTCCACAAGTGTCAATCATAGGGTTTACATCTCCTCTGAATATTTGAAGGAGGAATAGAATATGGACGAGAATACAAATCTTTCAGAGCTTTCTGATTCTATTCTTTCTTCTGTAAAAAAGCTCATTGGAATTCCGGTTGAGGATAATTCTTTTGATTTAGACATTATGTTGAACATCAATGCCGCATCGTCAACGTTGTACCAACTTGGTGTGTTGAAAAAGCCATTTACGGTAACAAGTAAAGAAGATACTTATGCCGACCTGATTCCTGGCGGAACGGAGGATGTTGTAAATCAGATTAAGATGTATTTTGTTTACAAGACAAGACTTGGGTTTGACTCATCAACATCAAGTTCTGTTATGATAGAAGTAATAAAAGAGCTAATTAAAGAAGCAGAGTATCGTCTTCAGATCTCGTTCAATCCCGAGGGATTGTTTGAAAACAACTAGGGGGAGGTGAAATTCAAAATGACAAATGAAATCTATCATCATGGAATTATTGGAATGAAATGGGGCGTTCGTAGATATCAACCATATCCGAAAGGTTATGCAGGATCTGGGAAAGAAGTTGGAGAAGCAAAAAAAGTTCAGCAACGTGATACCGGAATAAGTGGATACATCCGGAAAAAGAAACAGGAGAAGGCTGATGCGGCTGCACAAAAAGAGAGAAATGAGCAACTTCGTAGAGCGATGGAGGAAGAACAGAAAAAACAACACCATGATGCTGACAAGGAGCGAGTTTTAAGAGAAGGAACCGCTACAGAAGTTCTTAAATACCAAGGAGAGCTTACAAATCAGGAGCTTCAGAATGCTGTAACCAGGCTTAATTTGGAATCCAGTTTAAGAGGTATTTCTCAAAAAGAAACGAAATCGGCGATAGATAAAGTTGATAAAATTATGCAGAACATTAAAACTGGAACAGAATGGGCTAAGATTGGAACCGACACCTATAATACTTTTGCATCTATTTATAATGCTACTCCGGAGGGTCAGAGTAAACCATTGACGCTCGTTGGAAGAGGAGATGGGGGTAAGAAGAAGTAATATTCTGGGAGGTGAGAACAATGGGTCTTTCTAATACGGCGGTCCCAAAGTATTACGGGAAATTTCGTGAAGCAGTTTTAAATGGAGAGATCCCAGTCTGTGAGAAAATCTCTTTGGAGATGAATCGAATAGATGAACTTATCAGAAATCCCAGATACTATTACGACGAAGATGCGGTAGAGGGTTGGATTCGTTTTTGTGAAGGTGAGTTAACATTAACGGATGGCTCTCCATTGAATCTCCTTGATTCTTTTAAATTGTGGGCGGAGCAAGTGTACGGTTGGTATTACTTTGTTGAGAAAAGCGTTTACAGGCCGTATAAAAATGATCACGGCGGAAGATATGTTAAGCGAACAATCAAGAAACGTTTGACAAACAAGCAATATTTGATCGTCGCCAGAGGTGCTGCCAAAACTTTATATGATGAAACCCATCAAGCTTACTTTTTGGTAATGGATACGTCGACAACACAACAGGCCACTTGTGCGCCTACGGTCCGCCAGGCGGAAGAAGTTCTTAGTCCGTTTCGTACTGCCATTTCAAGAGCAGTTGGCCCTTTGTTTCAGTTTTTAACAGCTGGCTCAATTCAAAATACCACTGGAAATAAAATGGAACGACAAAAACTCGTTTCCACAAAAAAGGGAATTGAAAATTTCCTTACGAATTCTTTGCTTGAAATTGTACCAATGGCGATTGCAAAAGCTCAAGGTCGTCGTGATAAGTGTGTAACAGTTGACGAATGGCTTTCTTGCGATATTCGAGAGGATGTTATCGGAGCTTTTGAACAAGGTTCTTCCAAAGTAGATGATTATCTCATCATAGCAAGCAGTTCTGAGGGAACAGTTCGTAACGGCGCAGGAGATAGCATTAAGATGGAGTTAATGGATATTCTTAGAGGGGATTACTACGCTCCTCATGTATCTATTTGGTGGTATTGTCTTGATGATGTAAAAGAAGTTGCTTACCCGGAACTTTGGGTTAAAGCAAATCCAAATATTGGAAAGACTGTCGATTGGGATACGTACGAAAAGGACGTAGAAAGAGCAGAGAATGTTCCTTCTGCCAGAAATGACATTTTGGCTAAACGATTTGGGATCCCGATGGCTGGTTTTACCTATTTCTTCACTTACGAAGAAACATTACCGCATAAAAAGCGTGTTTATTGGAAACTTCCGTGTACTTTAGGAGCTGACCTTTCACAAGGAGATGACTTTTGTGCTTTTACGTTTTTGTTTCCGCTTGCCGGTGAACGGTTTGGAATAAAAACAAGAGCATATATTACAGAACGAACTTTAAAGAATCTACAGCCAGCTATGCGGGTAAAATATGATGAGTTTGTTCGAGAAGGAACACTTATTGTCATGCCTGGAACTGTTTTGGATATGATGGATGTCTATGATGATCTCGATCAGGCCATTATCGATTTCGAGTACGATGTTCGAGCGTTCGGGTACGATCCATATAACGCAAAAGAATTTGTGGAGAGATGGGAACGAGAAAATGGATCATATGGAATTGAGAAAGTGATTCAGGGCGCAAAAACCGAGTCCGTTCCCCTTGGTGAATTGAAGAAAATGGCAGAAGATCGCATGCTCTTATTTGATGAAGAGCTTATGGTATTTGCTATGGGAAATTGTGTCGTTCTTGAGGATACGAATGGAAATAGGAAACTTTACAAAAAACGATTAGAAGAAAAGATCGATAATGTGGCTGCTATGATGGACGCTTATGTGGCGTTCAAAGCCAATCGTGATGCGTTTGATTAAGGAGGTGATACCAGTGGCTTTTCCATTTGAGAGATTTAAATCGGCATGGAATGCCTTTATGGGACGGGATCCCACAGTTACAAAATATTGGTATGGAGGATCGGGAACAAGACCTGACCGAACCCGTCATAGAATTCAAAATGAAAGGTCAATCATAAATTCCATCTATAATCGAATGGCAGTTGACTCATCGTCAATAGATATTAAGCATGTTCGTTTGAATAATGACGGAAATTATGACGAAACTATGAATTCTCATTTGAACGATGTTTTAACAAAGGAAGCAAATATTGATCAAACCGGTCGAGCCATGATTCGTGATGCTGTTTATTCGATGCTTGATGAAGGTTGTATTGCTTTGGTTCCCACTTATGTAACCGCAGACCCGAATGTTACAGAGGCTTATGAGGTTTTGGAAGTAAGAGTCGGGAAAATTGTTGAGTGGTACCCACAAGAAGTTCGAGTGGAGGCATATAACGAAATGACTGGTAAGAAAGAAGAAGTGATTGTCGATAAACGGTATACTCCAATTATTGAGAACCCATTCTATTCTATCATGAATGAGCCGAATTCTACTTTACAGAGACTTCTTAGAGTTCTTAATCAGCTCGATCGGGTAAATGAACAAAATTCGGCTGGTAAAATGGATTTAATCATCCAGTTGCCATACCCAACAAAGAACGAGGCTAGAAAAAGGGAAGCCGAACATCGTAGAAAAAATCTGGAAGAACAGTTGAGCGGATCGCAATATGGAGTTGGTTACATCGATGCTTCTGAAAAGGTGATTCAGTTAAATCGTTCTGTTGAGAATAATTTGTGGAATCAGGCGAAAGAGTTGAAAGAAGAACTGTTCAACCAGCTTGGAATGACTATGGAGATTCTTAATGGAACGGCAGATGAAAAAACTATGCTGAATTATTACAGCAGAGTTATAGAGCCAATCCTTACAGCTATTATAGAGGAGTTGGAGAGAAAATGGATTTCGAAGACCGCACAGTCGCAAGGACAAGCGGTACGATTCTTTAGAGATCCATTCAAGTTGGTTCCTATTTCGAACATCGCAGATATTGCGGATAAATTCACAAGGAACTGTATAATGACATCAAATGAGATGCGTTCTAAGATCGGCCTTGTGCCGTCAAAAGATCCTAAGGCAGATCAACTTATCAATTCAAACTTGAATCAGCCTGAGGAAGAAAGCAAAGAAACAAAGGTTGTTAACGGAGAAGAGAAAATCGATCTCTCTCAATTCAAAATCAGCTAGTTTTTCTAAATAAATAGACTTTACGAGATGATTACACATAAAGGAATCGTTTAATGAAGTTAAAAAAGTTTAGTTTTCTGCTGGTTCGTATAAACAACAATTAAAAAAAAGGAGGTAATGAGTATGCCTTATGATTTTGAGGGTTGGGCAACCAAAAACGACTTGGAATGCGCTGATGGTTTAACCATTAAAAAAGACGCATTCAAGGTCAATGACGGAAAAACCGTACCTCTGGTTTGGAACCACCAGCATAACAAGGTTGCAGATGTTCTTGGGCATGCAGTTCTTGAGAATCGCGATGAAGGCGTTTATGCACACTGCAGCTTCAATAATACACCGGCCGGAAGGGATGCGAAGGAAGCTGTTCTTCATGGTGATGTAACTGCACTTAGCATTTGGGCCAATAATCTGCATCAGGTTGGTATGGACATTCTTCATGGCGTTATTCGTGAAGTAAGTCTGGTTCTGGCAGGGGCAAATCCTGGAGCCTTTATTGAGTCCGTGTTGGTTCATAGTGAACCGATTGGTGAAGGCGAGGACGAAGGGATCTTCTACACCAATGAAGGCATTTTCCTTTGTCATGGGGAAGTAAAAGATCCTGAAAAGAAGGAGGAAGAAAACGTGGAAGGCAATCAGAAAAAAGATCCTGAAAAGAAGGAGGAAGAAAACGTGGAAGGCAATCAGAAAAAAGAGCCCGAAAAGAAGGATGAGGGTGGAAGTAAAAAGACAGTTCAGGAAGTGTTGAATGGGATGTCCGATGAGCAGAAAGCTGCTGTTGGTATCATTGTTGAACAGGCTGTCAAAGATGCAAAAAATGAGGACGGAGAAAAGAAAGAAGAGCCGCCCAAAGATGATAAGGAGGAGAAAGAGATGAAGCATAACATTTTTGAAGGTCAGCAGCCCAGGCAGGTGATCAGCCATTCTGATATGGAACAGATCATGAAAGACGCCAAGAGAATCGGTTCGCTGAAGGAAGCAGTAAATAGTCATATCGAGAACGGTGTTCTTCAGCACTCTCTTGATACAACCGGTATGACCGCAGCAACCGGATCACAGACCTACGGGTTTAATGATCCATCCATGCTGTTCCCGGATTATAAGTCCGTGACCAATCAGCCTGAGTGGATTTCCAGGAATATGGATTGGGTGAATAAGCTGATGAGCAAGATTCACCATACTCCGTTCTCCAGAATCAAGTCCCTGTATGCAAACATTACAGAAGACGAAGCCCGTGCAAAAGGTTACATTAAGGGTAAGCTGAAGAAGGAAGAGGTATTCACGACCCTTAAGAGAACAACTGATCCTCAGACTATTTATAAGAAACAGAAATTGGATCGTGATGATGTAATTGATATCACAGATTTCGACGTGGTCGCATGGATCAAAGCTGAAATGCGTGTGATGCTGGATGAAGAAATTGCAAGAGCAATTCTGATCGGTGACGGCCGTTTGTCTTCTTCTGATGATAAGATCAGTGAGGATCATATTCGTCCGATTGCAAAAGATGTTCCGCTCTTCAACACCATTGTCAAGGTTTCTGTTCCTAAAGCAGCGACAGAAGAGGAAATTGCTAAGGCTGCTATCAAGGCAATTATCCGAGCTCGTAAGAATTACAAGGGATCGGGCAAACCTGATTTCTGGACAACAGAGGATACCGTTACCGAGATGCTTCTTCTGGAAGACACAACAGGGCGCGCTATTTACGAAACCGAAAGCGCTTTGGCTACAAAGTTGCGTGTTAATGAGCTGATCACAGTTGAGCCTATGGAAGGAACTACAATTTCTCTTACAGAAGGAGAAGGTTCTGCTAAGACCACAACGGAGTATCCTTTAATTGGAATCGTTGTCAACATGGCTGACTACAATGTTGGTGCCGATAAAGGCGGCGCGGTAAGTCTGTTCGATGATTTCGATATTGATTATAACCAGATGAAATATCTGATCGAAACCAGAATTTCTGGAGCACTGATTAAGCCATTCTCGGCCCTTACAATCGTTCTGGACAGAGCTGCTTCTTAAGAAAAACCAGAAAGAGAGCTGAGATCAAAAGTCTTGGCTCTCTAAATTCAAAATGGAGGTGATTTTATGAAATTCTCAGGAAAGATTGGTTTTTGGATTGAAGACGTTGAAATAAAACCTGGAGTATTTAAACCTCAAATAATTGAGAAAAACTACACTGGAGATGTTCTTAGAAACATTAGACGATTCCAATCCGTAGAAAATCAGCAGAATGAGAATTTAGCTGTAAACAATAAACTGAGCATCATCTCAGATTTATATTTGCAGCAGAATTGGGGCTCCATTAAATATGTTTCCTGGAATGGTGTAAACTGGCGAGTTTCTTCAGTGGATATCGGATCGTTTCCAAGAATTGTTTTAGAATTGGGAGGTGTATACAATGGCAAAACGCCCTCTTCATGATATACTTTGCGAAGTGCTTGGTAGCGGAAATTGCTATTTCCAGCCTCCTGATGGAAAAGATATGAATTATCCATGTATTGTGTATAACTACACAAACGATGACGATGATTTTGCGGATAACATCCATTATCGGGAATCAAAGAGATATACAGTAACTATTATCGATGACGATCCGGATAGCAAAATTCCAAATCGTTTGAAGAAGCTTCCTTACTGTTCTTCAGATAGAAATTTTGCCAGTGACGGGTTGTCGCATTTTGTTTATACGCTGTTTTACAGCGGACCAAGAATAAAGGAGGAAGAAAATAATGAGTAAAATCAAATGGGACCAGGTCGGAGAAAAGAAATACAAGACTGGTGTAGACCACGGCGTTCTGTACCCCCAGAAAAACGGAACTTATCCCAAAGGTGCGGCTTGGAACGGCTTAACGGCTGTTAATAAGACGCCGTCTGGAGCAGAAGACAACAAACTGTATGCGGATAATATGCAGTATTTGAACCTGAAATCTGCTGAGATCCTCGGTTTGACGATCGAGTGCTTTTTCTACCCTGATGAGTGGGCAGAATGTAATGGCGAGAGCGAACTGGCTGAAGGTGTGTTTGCAGGACAGCAGCGTAGAAATACGTTTGGCTTCTCCTATCGGAATAAGCTTGGCAATGATACAGAAGGTGAGGATTATGGTTTTGAACTGAATCTGATCTATGGCTGTTCTTCAGCACCGTCGGAGCAGGCAAATAACACTGTGAATGACAGCCCTGAGGCAGCTACTTTCAGTTATGAAGTAAGCACAACACCGGTTAACATTAGCGGCGTCGGACCGGATGGTAAACCCTATAAGCCTACGGCATGCATCACGATCGACTCCACGAAGGTTGATAAAGATAAACTTACAGAGCTTGAGAAGATTCTGTATGGTACAGATGGCGTTTACACTGCTACTAGTGACAGTTCCCTGGATAGCGGAAAAGAGTACTACGAGTTGGTGAACGGTGAGTACGTTAAAACAGCAGATGCCACAATGCAGGGCGGTAAGACGTATTACGAGCAGACCACAGCGCCTACGGATGGACGTTTACCACTTCCTGATGAACTGAAGACGATCTTTGCCAGAGGTTAAGTAACGTGTAAATTTATGAGGAGGCTTGTCTATATATAGGTCTCCTCATTATAAAATGATATCTTGAAAGGAGACAACAAAAATGTATGTAAGAAAAATTCCATACACAGATTTTCTTGGAAACAAGAGAGAGGACGAATTTTACTTCAATCTGAATAAGGCTGAGGTGATCAAGTGGCTGACAACCACTGGAGACTATACCCTTGATAAGGTACTTCAGAAAGTCGCCAAGGAAAGAAACGGAAAGCAGATTATTGAAATCTTTGAGGACATGCTCAAAATGTCCTACGGTAAACCATCCCTGGATGGTATCAAATTTGAGAAATCCGATGAGATCTGGGACGATTTCTACCGGTCAGATGCTTATTCAGAGCTCTTCACAGAACTGGTTACAGATGCTGCTAAAGCTGCGGAGTTTATTAATAAGATCATTCCGAAAGAGTTGGCGGAGGAAGTCGATAAAGCTATTCGGAGCGACCCGAATCTTATTCCGGAAGAAGTTAAAGGAGTAATCACTCCTACTGTTGTGAAGTAAAAATTATATTTTGGAAGGGAGGTTATCGATATGTTGGAAATTGTGATCCCGGAAACTCATGAAAGACTATGGGATGAACTCAAAGAAGAATTCGTTCATGTAGACTTTAAGGAGACGAAATTACAACTTGAGCATTCTTTAATCTCCCTGAAAAAATGGGAACAAATATGGCACAAGCCTTTTTTAGCTACAAAAGATAAAACATATGACGAAATAAGGAGCTACATTCAATGTATGACTCTTAATCATGGTGTTGAAGGTATTGTATATGATTGGATTTCGAAAGATCAGGTAGAAAGTATCGTCAAGTATATTAAGGACGATATGACGGCAACGTGGTTTAAAGAAGATGGGTTAATTGGAGCCCAAAAGAATTCGAGACAGATTATTACCGCTGAAATTATTTATTACTGGATGATAACATTGAATATTCCGGTGGAATTTCAGAAGTGGCATTTAAATCAATTACTTACGCTTATAAAAGTGGTTAGTATAAAGAACGGAAAAGAAAAGAAGATGGATAAGCGACAAGCGGCTAGAGAGAGGGCTGCTTTGAATGCTAAAAGAAGAGCAGAATTTAACTCGAAAGGGTGATAATATATGAAAAAGGGAATAGACATTTCTAAATGGAATGGGAAAATAGATTTTACACAGGTGAAAAAGTCAGCAGTGGATTTCGTTATTATAAGAGAGGGATATCGGAAACAAATCGATCCGAGATTTCTTGAATACGTAGAGGAATCTAAAAAAGCAGGGCTCATTGTTTTAGGAATTTACCACTTTTTATATACTCGATCTGTAGACGATGCAATCTTAGAGGCTCAGTCTGCTGTTTCAAATGCAAAAAAAGCTGATTTAAAGCCGGATGAGATCATTATCTTTTCGGATTATGAGTATGATACCGTCGATGATGCAAAAGAAGCTGGAATTATTCTGACTAAAGAGGATTGTAACGCCCATGTTCAGGCTTTCTGTGCTGAAGTAACAAGACTTGGTTACAAAGCCGGAATCTATACAAATCTGGATTACTATAGGCATTATTACACAGCTGAAACGATTTCTCTATATCCGATTTGGTTGGCTGATTATACAGATGGACCTGACTTTTCGTGCATTATACAGCAATACACAAGTAAGGGAAGCGTCCCTGGAATCTCTGGAAATGTTGATATGAACTATTACTATGGTGATTTCAAAATGGATGGAGAAATTAAATACTCCAGACAAAAAGTGGTTGATCTTGCTTTGTCTTGGGTTGGTAAAAATGAGAAGGATGGAAGTTACAAAGAAATTATTGACATCTATAATAATTTCTCAGGACCATTTCCAAGAGGAGTTCACATGCAGTATGGATGGTCTTGGTGTGCTTGTACCTGGTCGGCTTTGGCTGTATCTTTGGGTTATACTGAAATAATGCCCATTGAGATCTCTTGTGGTGAGTTGATGAAAAGAGCCAAAGAAATGGGAGTGTGGATTGAAGATGATTCTTATCGACCTCTTCCTGGAGATGGAATCCTTTACGATTGGCAGGATTCAGGGATTGGAGATAATCAGGGATGGCCGGATCATGTTGGAACGGTAGTCAGCACAACTGATAGAGAAATTACAGTCGTCGAAGGTAATAAATCGGATGCGGTTGGTGTGAGAACCATCCCAATCAATGGAAAGTTTATAAGAGGTTTCATCGCTCCGAAGTTTATGGATGAGGAAACCATTGCGCCGATTGTCAAAAGTATTGAAGAAGTTGCAAATGAAGTTCTCTCCGGTCTCTGGGGGAATGGAACTGCGAGAAAAGATGCTCTTACTGTCGCTGGATACGATTACGAAGAAGTTCAGAAGAAAGTGAATGAGATCGTAGAAAACCAACATAAAGAGAAGATTCTTCATGCCGCTTGTCGAACAATTCTCGGGGAATACGGAACCGGAATGGCAAGAAGAACGAAAATTGAGTCTTTAGGACTTAGCTACGAAGAAGTTCAGAAGTTGGTTAACATGATTGTGGGGATTTCAAAGGAGTAAACTATGATAAGTATAAAGCAGAAAGGGAATTTCTCCAAGACTGAAAAGTTTTTAAAAAAGTCTTTTGGAAAAAATTATTTAAATGTTTTAGAGAAATATGCACAGCAAGGCGTAGCGGCCCTTTCTGCTGCTACTCCGGTTGACTCGGGTGTAACGGCAACATCATGGAGTTATGAAATAATTCAAAAAGGAGATGCTATTTCTATATGTTGGAACAATTCGAATGTTCATAACGGGGTAAACATCGCCCTTATTTTACAGTATGGTCATGGAACAAGAAACGGGGGTTATGTAAGCGGTAGAGATTATATCAATCCAGCGCTTCGACCAATTTTTGATAAAATGGCTGACGCTGCGTGGAAGGAGGTAACAAGCTCATGAGTCAAACAATAGATCATAGAATAGTCGAGATGAAATTCGACAACAAACAGTTTGAATCCGGCGCAGCCACCACCATGTCAACGCTTGATAAGCTGAAAAAGAGCCTTGATTTTTCTAAAATTGGGGATAGCTTCAAAAATATTGATAAAGCAGCTGATAAAGTTGATATTTCTGGACTTGACAAAGCAATAAATGGGGTGCAAAGTAAATTTTCGGCTTTAGAAGTTATGGCTATAACGACTTTGGGGAACATTACCAATTCGTTTGTTAATTCTGCAAAAAGATGGGTTTCTGCATTTACCATAGATCCAATAAAATCTGGTTTTCAGGAGTACGAAACACAGATCAACGCAGTTCAAACAATATTGGCGAATACTCAAAAAGAAGGAACTAACATTAAAGATGTTAATGCCGCTCTTGATGAGTTAAACCTTTATGCGGATAAGACGATTTATAACTTCACGGAAATGACAAGAAACATCGGTACTTTCACAGCGGCTGGTGTTGACTTGAAAACATCAGTTAGCGCCATTCAAGGTATTGCAAACCTTGCAGCTGTATCCGGTTCAACCTCACAGCAAGCATCTACGGCCATGTATCAATTATCTCAGGCTTTAGCAAGTGGAACCGTAAAACTTATGGATTGGAACTCGGTTGTTAACGCTGGTATGGGCGGGCAAGTGTTTCAGGATGCATTGAAAGAAACGTCAAGATTACTGGGTACTGGAGCCGAAGCGGCAATAGAAGCAGAAGGATCATTTCGAGAATCTTTGAAAACTGGATGGCTTACTTCTGAAGTATTAACGGAAACTTTGAAGAAATTTACAACTAGTGGGGCAGCTGAGTATGTAGCCAAATATACTGGTTTATCAAAAGAAGCAGTGGAAGCTGAGCTAGATCTTGCAAAATCTACTTATGGAGAAGCGGAAGCTATTGATAAAGCTGCAGAATCTTTAGCTAAAAAATCTGGAAAAAATAAAGATGAGATAGCTGAGACTCTTAGATTTGCTCAAACGGCAGAAGATGCTGCTACTAAGGTAAAAACCTTTACGCAGTTAATTGATACTCTAAAAGAGGCGGTTCAATCAGGCTGGTCTCAGTCTTTCAGAATTATTATCGGCGATTTCGAAGATGCAAAAGTATTATTTACGGAGATTTCAGACTCTTTTGGCGCTGTAATTAGCGCATCAGCCGATGCAAGAAATGCTTTATTGTCCGAAGTATTTAATAAAAAGGATGCTCAGGATTATATGGCGGCTATTGTAGATGCTCCAAAAGATGCAATTTCAGAACTTCAAACAGTTGCGAAAGAAGCTGGAACAACGTCAGAGCGTTTTAAAGATGCTTTGAACGTCTTCACAAAAGGCGATACGACATTAAATAAAGTAATGACAGATCTGATTGGAATGACGAATTCTGAGAAAGATGTTGTTACTTATATTTCCGACATGACCGGACTGAAAGAAAGTAGTATTAAAGAACTTCAAAATCTTGGTAAAGAAGTCGGTTATACATCAGATGAATTTAAAGAGCTTGCAAGTGTTTTAGCCAAAGGTGATCCCGAAATGCAAGCGGCTATTACAAGTCTGTTAGAAATGAACAATGCTTTAGAGAAACCATCTGGAAGAGAACTTTTAATTGATTCTCTTAGGAATGGAATGAAAGGTTTAGTATCAGTTATTAAGCCTGTCCAAGAAGCATTTAGGGAAGTATTTCCACCAGCAACTGCCGATCAAGTATACGGAATGTTGGAAGCTTTCCATTCTTTTACCGAGACGTTGGTTCTTAGTGATAAAAATAGCAAAAACCTTAAAAAAACATTTAAAGGTTTATTTGATTTTGCAAAGCTTCTTGGAGATGGATTTGGAGCTTTGGTTAAATTAATAATTCCTGTGGAAAAACCAATCGGAGCTCTTGGAGATGGGGTTCTTGGATTAACTGGAGGAATTGGAAGCCTGTTATCTATGTTTTCCAAAGGTGCTCGATCAAGTGAGCTTCTTGCTAAGGCTTTTGGGCTTGCTCAAAAAGGATCTTCGAAGTTGATGGGCGGAATATCCAGCCTGATCAAGTTGAGTATAACTTTTGTTGAAAAATTATCTGGAATGGAAGGTACAGCAAAACTGATTGATTCGGTTGAAAACGCTTTTGAGAAGTTGTATAAAAAAGCGTCCCCGTACATTGAAGATTTTATTTCAAAATCAGGAGATCTGCTTGAGTCTTTATTTAGTTTTGAAGATATAGATATTGATAAAGCATTAAAAGTTATATCAGAAGCTTTCGTTGATTTGGCTTGGAAGATTGACCACTTCAGTTTCGAGACCATTGAGAGCGGCTTTGATACACTTAAAACAAAAGTACAAGGCCTTTCTGATTTATTAATGGCAAACAATGGGATAGCAACGTTTGTTAAAAATTTTAAAAAATATGGAGAAGAACTTAGAGATGCATTTACCTTAGATAATCTTTTGGATAGATTAGAGAGGGTTATGGATATTTTTGGAAAGTTCTTTAATTGGATTAAGACAACCATGGCTCCTGCTTTTAAAGATTTCAACCTAGGAACGGTTGCAGCAAGTGCTGGTGGTTTAGGAATTGTTTATGCTTTGATTAAAATGTCAAAAGCATTTGAAAATATGTCCAATATTTTTGGCTCCGTTCCGGAACTGTTGGGCGGGGTTAAAGATGCTTTAGAGGCTTATCAAAAAGATTTAAAAGCTGATGCATTAATCAAAACAGCAGGGGCAATCGCAATTTTGGCAGGCGCTTTGGTTCTTTTGAGTTTTGCCGATACTGATCGTTTACTAGAAGCTTCGATAGCTCTTTCTTTAATTGCAGGCGTTCTTATGCTCGGTGTTTCAAAGTTATTAGACGCCACCAATAAAGGAAAAGAATTAAATAATGCTTTAACTATTCTCTCAAAAGGTTTGAGTAAAACCATGACGGATTTAGGAAAGGCAGTTAAAATTAAAGCGATTGGTAGTGCTGTCAAAGATTTTGCGATATCCATAGCAGTTATAGCAGCTTCTATTATTGCTTTGGGGGTTATGTGGGATAAGAACCCGGCAGCGTTTTCAATGGCGCTAAAAACAGTCGGCGGAATTGCTGCAGTTCTGATTGGATTTATTGCGCTTATGGGAATAGGATCAAAACTTGGAGACGGGAAAAGCATGAAGTCAATTGGAACTTCGATTCTGATGATTTCGGCTTCATTAAGTTTGATCGTTTTGTCAATATCCAAGTTAATGAAGATGGAACTTCCAGCTGATTACGCTAAGAAGCTTGGAATTCTTGGCGGGATTGTCGGAGGTTTGGCAGCATTAGCTGTTGTTCTTGGACTTGCTGCCAAAATTGCAGGAGGAAATCAGTTACCAAAAATGGCTAGCACTATAAAAAGTTTAGCTATCTTGCTTGTTGCAACTGTGTTATCACTAAAAGTTCTGTTTGACATGGAACTTCCAGCTGATTACGCTAAGAAGCTTGGAATTCTTGGCGGGATCTTTGTTGGATTTGGTGCTTTGTTAATAGCAATGGCTGCTGCTGCCAAAATTGCAGGAGGAAATGGGTTTAAGGCTGCCGGAACTATTTTAGCGATGACAGTATTTTTAGCAGTTGTTGTAGGGGCTTTGTTTGTTCTAACTTTGATACCGGCAGATAAGATGCTAAAAGGAGCGCTGGCGCTTGGTGGAATATTGCTCGCTCTTGGCACTGCTTTATACGGAGCTGGGAAAATTTCAGGTAAGAACACTTACAAATCTGTTGTGGCAATGGCCATAACTATTGGTGCTATAACAGCTTCTTTGGCTGTACTTTCTATGGTTCCATGGAATAAGTTATTAACATCAGCGGGCGCTTTGGGAGCAGTTCTTTTAACACTTGCCGCAAGTTTTAGTCAAGTTTCCAAAGTCAAGAGTAAAAAAGCTTTACCGGCCATTTTAGCAATGATTGCGGCATCGGTAGCTATTGCTTATTCTTTGTATGTTCTTGCCGAACAGCCTTGGCAAAATTTACTCGCTGCTGCAACAGCAATGTCGGTTACGTTATTGGCATTTTCAAAATCATTTGAAACCATTCTTGGCAAAAGATGGTCTGATAATAATTTAAAGAAAATCGGAACGTTCTTATTACTAACATTAGCGGTGATTCCGATTGGGGTTGCCATTGGAGTCTTAGCTCAGCAGCCATGGAGTGGTTTATTAGCCGCTGCGACTGGTTTAAGCCTTGTTCTGGTGGCGATGACAGGATGTTTTGTTTTGATAAGTAAAGTTAAGCCTAACATGTCAGGTATTGCCTCATTTCTTGCAGCGTCCCTGAGCGTTACAGCTATAGCGTTAGGGCTTGGTTTCTTAGCTCAGCAGCCATTGGATGGGATTTTGGCAGCGACTATTGCTTTGAGCTTCATCATAGCAGAAGTTGCAGCTTTAATGATTGTTTGTACGATAGCTGGTTCGGCGGCACCTGCTGCATTGGCTGGAATTGTTGTTATGGCTGCTGTTATAGCGGCATTGGCAGGTATTGTTGTAGCCTTAGGAGCTTTGATGAATCTTGACGGTTTTCAACAATTATTAAATGGCGGTATTCAAGCTATGACAATGCTTGGAGAAGCTATTGGAGGATTTATAGGAGGGATTGTAAGTGGAGCTTTAACCCAGGTATCCTCAACCCTTCCTCAAATAGGTTCTGATTTATCTCAATTTATGATAAATTTAGGACCATTTATAACTGGATCTAAAATGATAGATGCTGAATCATTGGCTTGTGTTGGCTTCTTAGCAGCGATTATATTGGCACTTACAGCGGCAGAAGTAGTCAATGGTATTGCAAGCTTATTTGGATTATCATTGGTTGATGTGGCAGTTGAACTATCAGATTTTATGGTGGCATTGACGCCGTTTATAGCAGAATCAAAACAGTTATCCGTAGAAAGCATGGAAGCGTGCGGATATTTAGCTGGAATGATCTTAAAACTTACTGCGGCAAATGTTATAAGTGGTATTGCAAACTTCTTTGGCCTTAGCGGGAGTATATCTGATTTCGGTAAAGAATTATCAGAATTTGGTCCGTATATCAAACAGTTTGCAGAAGATGTAAAAGATGTTAAACCAGAAGCAGTTCAAGGAGCTGCCGCCGCTGCTGAAATTATGGCAGAAGTGGCTAAGAAACTTCCTGGAACGGATGGTTTAGTTCAAAAGATATTTGGAGAAAAGAGTCTTGCTGAATTTGGGGAAGAACTTGTATTATTTGGACCTAAAATAAAACAGTTCGGCGAGATGGTGAAAGATGTTAAACCAGAAGCAGTGGAGGGTGCAGCAGCAGCAGCCGAGATAATGGCAAATTTGGCCGACAAACTTCCAGCTCAGGATGGGTTACTTCAAAAGATCATGGGAGAAAAATCTTTATCTGAGTTTGGAACGGAGTTAGTAGCGTTTGGTCCTTTGATCAAGCAATTTGCAGATACGGCGGCTAATATTAATCCTGAATCCGTGACAGGAGTCGCATCAATCACCGAAATTATGACAACATTGGCAAATAACTTGCCTAGTAGTGATACATTATGGGAAAAGTTATTCGGAGGTGGACAAAAGAGCATCTCTGAGTTTGGAACCGAACTGGTTGGGTTTGGCGATTCTATGTCACTGTTCTCTCAGTCAATATCCGGAGTTGATTCAACGGCGATCAACGAAGCTATAACGGCATTTAAATCGCTTGTTGATTTAGCAAATTATGTTGGCGATGCAAGTGCAACATCTATTACAACATTTGCAACGGAATTAACCAATGTGGGAGCAACTTGTCTTGATAACTTTGTCCTCGCATTCACAAATTCAACAACAAAAGTTACAACTGGTATAAATACTATGATTACGGCGATTTTGACAGCCATTACAAATAAAAATGCAGAATTCCTGGCAAAAGGTACTGCATCTGCGAATCAGTATTTAATCGGTATTGCAAACCAGTATCCAGTCGCTACAACTACTGGAACTGAAATGGCAAATAAACCATTATTAGCTATGGAGTTGAAAGTTGCAGAATTCCTGGCAAAAGGTACTGCATCTGCGAATCAGTTTCTTCAGGGAATTAAGAATAAGTATGGAGAGGCGACTACAACTGGTAAGACATTAGCTAATAGTGCTCTGTCCGGATGTCAGTCTTTATATTCTTCATTCTATCAGGCTGGCGCTAACGGAGGACAAGGCTTTGTCGATGGTTTAAAATCAAAGATGAGCGAAGCCACCTCAGCTGGTGCAGCTATTGGTACGGCAGCGTATGAGGCAGCAAGGAAGGCGTTGGACGAGCATTCTCCATCTAAGAAGATGGGAGAAGTTGGTGAAAATGCTGGGCTTGGATTCATAAACAAGCTGATGTTGTATGTAGCTAAAGCTGCAAACACTGGAGAAGATATTGGAAAAGCTGCAATTGACGGCACAAAAAGTGGTTTACAAATGCTGGATGATGTCGGAGATATCGTTCTCCATCCAAGAGTGATGATGGATGATGTTTATTCATCTGTTAAGGAAATAGAAGATCTGTTTAATAATGCCGTTGTTGGTATTCGCACAAACGCTATAAATTTGAATACACAAGTTCAAAATGCGAAGACTGGAAATGTCAAAAACGACCAGGATGTGAATCAGCCAGTAACCGGCGGTGTAACAAATTACAATTTCAATCAGTACAACACATCACCGAAGTCGCTGTCAAGGATTGAGATTTATCGTCAGACAAACAATCAGTTTAGACAATTTAAGGAGGTGACTAATCCGACATGATCAAATCAGTGACTATTACGAACCACCTTGATGAATCGATCAAACTTGATTTATTTAATCCTGAAGAATCTGGATTTATTATAAAAAACATTGAAGGTCTTGGGCCCGTTAAAGCAAATATCAACTTCAAAGAGTTGGCTACAAATGACGGGTCCATAGACAATTCGGCCAGGCTCTCTTCACGAAACATCGTAATGAGTTTGCAGTTTATGGAGAGTTCGACCATAGAAGAAACAAGATTAAAATCTTACAAATATTTCCCAATTAAGAGAAACATCAAATTCTTGATCGAAACAGATAGTCGTATCTGTGAGACAATTGGGAGAGTAGAAACAAACGTTCCGACAATATTCTCCAACGCCGAAGGATGTCAGATTTCGATTCTATGCTCAAATCCGTACTTCTATTCGGCTGGAGAAAACGGGTTAAATCAAACGATATTCTACGGAACTGAGCCATTGTTTGAGTTTCCGTTTAGCAATGAATCCTTGACGGAAGATTTGATTGAGTTTGGTTCTATTGAGAATCGAACGGAAGGGACGATCTATTATGATGGTGATGCAGAAATAGGAATTACAATTCAAATCCATGCGGTAGGAGAAGCAGAAGGTTTGGTTATTTACAATACGAAGACAAGAGAGATCATGCGCATCAACGATGACAAACTCAAAAGTCTTATGGGTTCCGGAATTCAGGCCGGAGACGAAATCACAATAACCACAAGCAGAGGAGAAAAAGGGATTTATATGTTGCGAAGTGGTGTTACAACAAATATTCTGAACGCTTTGGAAAAACCAATTAAATGGTTTCAGTTGTCGAAAGGAGATAATACATTTGCTTATACAGCGAGTGCCGGACTGACGAATCTTCAGTTCAGAATTGAGAATAAAGTCATCTACGAGGGGGTGTAAGCATGGAGTTTTTGGTTTTGAATAAAAAGTTCGAAGCCGTTGCCATATTAGATGTGTTCGAATCCTTTATTTGGACTGATCGATATTCAAAATGTGGGGACTTCGAGATTTACACCTCTTCCGATCGACAAATCATAGCAACATTAAAAGAAGATTTTTATATTTGGACAGAAGATTCCGAACATGTTATGATTATTGAAAATCGGAAGATCATAACAGACGTGGAAGAAGGAAATAAACTCTTAGTGTCTGGACGGTCTTTGGAAAGTATTTTGGATCGTAGAATTGTTTGGAACCAAATCCTGTTAGATGGGAATTTTCAGACGCAAATAAAGCGTTTGCTGACCGAGAACGTGATTAATCCATCGGATTCAAATCGAAAGATATCAAACTTCATTTTCGAAGAAACGAACGATCCATATATATTAAGTTTAAAAGTTCAGGTGCAATATACTGGAGACAATCTTTACGAAGTAGTATGCAAACTTTGTAACTCTGTGAATATTGGTTTTAAAATAACATTAAATGACGATAATCAATTTGTCTTTAAGTTATATTCTGGAACAGATCGGTCTTACGATCAAGAAACAAATCCATATGTGGTGTTTTCTCCGAGTTTTGAAAACATTATCGATAGCAATTACTACGAGTCCAAGGCTGGATACAAAAATGTTGGTTTAGTTGCCGGAGAAGGAGAAGGTTCGGCTCGGAGGACCGTTGTTGTTGGAGAATCGACATCAAAAGAGTTATCAAGAAGAGAACTTTATGTGGACGCTCGTGATATTTCATCATCCACGTCAAATGGCGGTTCAATTTCTACTTCTGCCTATGATAATTTGTTACGTCAACGTGGTGATGAACGATTGAATGAGAACAAAATTATTCAAGCATTTGATGGGCAGGTTGAATCGACTCAGATGTATCGATATGGCGAACATTATTTTATGGGTGATATCACTCAGCTTGAAAACGAATATGGAATAGAGTCTAAGGTTCGGGTTACAGAGTTTATACGTTCTGTTGACAAAGACGGAATCGACTCTTATCCAACATTTGAAGTAATAGAAGAAAGAGAGGTAAGTTGAAATGGCTTTTAGTTTTGGGTTTTATAATTCATTCAACCATGACCGAAAATACAACTCCATCCAGATTTCCATGATATTTGATGGGATTATTTCTGACGGTATTTATGCAACAATTGGAGAAGCCATGGTTGTTAAGGCTACTTCAGAAGATAATGTTGTGGTTGTTGGACCTGGACGTGGATGGTTTGATCATACGTGGAACTATAATGATGCTGATTTACCTGTGAATGCTCCGATTTCCGATGTGCTCTTAAAACGGATTGACGCTCTGGTGATCGACATTAATGCAAATGAGAACCATAGAGAAAATAAGATTGTGTGGGTTCAGGGAACGCCGAGTTCCAACCCGGTTAGACCTACAATGATCAACACGTTGGAGCATCATCAGTATCCATTATGTTATGTGGACAGAAAGCCAAACGTTGAGAAGATTCTTCAGGCAGATATTACGAACATGGTTGGATCGTCTGAATGTCCTTTTGTAACAGGAATTCTTCAGACTATTAATATTGATGAGTTACTACTGCAGTGGAAAGATCAATGGGCGCAATTTGTAATCGCATATGAAAAAACTGCCGAGGAGTGGATGGACGATCAGAAAGCCGATTTTACAGCTTATTATACTGAATTTAAGAGGCAAATGGATGCTTTCGAAGCCGCTTCTGGAAAAGAGTTTAATGATTGGTTTGCCAGCATTCAGGATATTTTTGATGGTTCTGTTGCCGGGAATCTTCAGAATGAGATCAATCAGATAACAGAAACCGAGTTTCTTCGATATTATGGTTTGATTAATTCTGTGACGATCATCAATGATTCTACAAACACAATCACCACAACAACCTCGGAAGCAACGGAAACTACGAGGTTTGCAACAAACGCTGGCGGAGAGTCTATCACAACAACGATCGTTATGTCCTCTGGGAACTATGATTATGTCAAAACAACGACAATCATTCCACAGTCGACTGGAGATCGGATTGCGACGACCTACATCAAGCGTCCGAAATAATAAGAAAGGAGACAACGAAAAATGGCAAATTGGGATGAGGCAAGATACATCATCAACAAGATTTTGTCGGGGGTGAAACTCGAGCAGGTGACCGGGATTCCTCCTCGTAATATGACTAACTTTTCTGTAAGCGCTGGGAATCAGCAGATCAAAATAAAAGCTGGCGTTCCTGACAATACGGTGATTGATGGGCAGTTGTTATGCACATGCGCGGGTGTTCGGATCATGAGAAAAGCAAGTTCTGCACCGATCGGACCAGAGGATGGAACTTTGGTTCTTGATTTGAAAGCTGGGAATGTGGCAGATCTTGTGGATACTGGTTTGGTAAATGGCGTGACCTATTACTATGCTTTCTATCCTTACAGCGATCATGGAGTATACAATTACAACATGTTCAACGTTCTGCACGCAACACCCAGCCCGATTAAATATTGGGCTTTCAATCAGAACTTTGCGGATAAGAATCCTGCAACGACAATCACATACCCGACCGGTTTCACAAACTCGAATTTCGCAAAGATGTTGACGAACGAAGGAACTGGAAAGGCTACGTATGGCGGTTGGGAGGATTTCTTAAAGGGAACTTTAAAAAACTATCCGGCAATGGTAAAAAAGACTGGAGAGATTGATTATCTTTTGGATCCTGCTGATTACACAAAGAAGAAAGAAGGAGGCACAAAGTCCGATTATAATAACCTGAACTACAATGGAGGAGCCTTTGCTTGGTTGAACCGGATCTATATGCTGGAAACTTATTCTGGAAATAAAGAGTCCAGGGAAGTTCAGTTTGCAGACGGTCCTGCTGATGGGTTTACGCCTGTTGGGTTCTATGATGGAGAAAATAACGTTTTAGAGGGCATCTGGTTACCCATGGGGTATATGGATAATTCTGGAAGAACTTTAATTGCCGGAACGACCCCGGTTGCTAATAAAACTTGTGATCAGGAGAAAGCGTTGATTGATGGGTTTAGTTCCAGGGCAAGATTCCTTGGCGGTCCGATCATGCATGTTTTGAGAGATTTGGAATATATGCTTTTCAAGTCGACAGACATTCAGCTTCAGGCTGGCCACGGGCGATGTAATGCCGGAGCTAGTGCTGTTGTTGGAAACGCTGTTGTGGCAAATGGCGCTGTAGAAGGTTGGAAGGGCACCAATGCCAAGACTCAGATGAATAAGTATTTCCATTCTCAGGTTCTTGGTTCGTACCAGCAATGGACAAGAGATCCTTACACAATAACAATTGGCGGCGTGGAGAAAATGTCTCCGAACTACAACTACAATCTTGCTGGAAATGGGTATATCGATGCGGGCGTTAACTTAACAACGAGCTCGGCTTGGTGTTGCGCGAGTCATTTGGTTCCTTTGGCGGATCCCAAGCTTGGTTCTCGGCCTAAACAGGAGAATACCGGTTCCACAGCTACCGGGCTCTGTGATGGAGGACCTTACGGAAATACATCAAGTACAAGAGTAGCCTTTCGGTTGGGTGATTGCAGCTTCAACCTCTTAGATGGTCCAGCCTTGCTGCATCTGGGCGGCGAGGCTTCTGTTATAGGCTGGTACGTTGGCGTAGGCGTTATTCTTCTACCGTCTGCAGGATACGCGCCTCAGGTAGCGTAATCCGTGGATGGTCTGTAGACTCTGTTCTTTAAAAAATATCGTGAGGAGAAACTCAAGGAGGATGTTAAGATATGAAAACAGCGTGGTCAGAAGAACGGCTTGGATATCAGCCATCGCAGTTTGAGAAAGTGAATGATAATACGTATATTCAGAGGAGAAACATTCGCAGAGATACTCTGACAGAGGATTCCACGGAATCTGAACCTGGATGGATCTGCGAAGCTCGGTTTATATCGGATGATATCTACGAGGATTTTATGGAGGTTATGAACAGTCCTGCTCAGGAGCAGATCGTGAGTGGCTTCACAAGCATTCAAAATGCGCAGGCCGGGACGGATGAAAACACCATTACCCTTATGCTTGGTACGGCAGATCTGTATGAAAAGCTTGAGGATATTTCCGGAAAACTGGATAGTCTTACTGCAAAGGAGGGCTAACTATGTTATTTCGGTTTATCATAAATATTTTAATAGGAGGTGATGAAATGGTAGTAGTTTATGCAACACTTATCATCAACGGAAGAAGAACGTTTGAAAGCGTTCCTGCGAAGTTGAAAGAAGCTGTAAAGGCTGAGCTTGAAGCCCTCGGCCTCAACCAGGACGGAGAGCCCGTCTAACACAATCAATCTTTTTAAAAGGAGGAAAAAGGTATGGAATTGGAAAGAAGAAGTAGTGGGGAGCTGCGTGATAAGATCTGCGATGAGAAGCGTGAGCGTAAGTGTAATGACAATCTGATCGTTACTTATGCAAATGCAACATTTTATCCCAAGCTGATCGCTGGTATCACTGCTGGAACTACAACAACACCTCAGGACACGTTCAATCCGATCCCTCAGGGCAACGATTGCTGCTGCAGCTGCGGAAACTAAAGAAAGGAGGGCTCTCTTATGGTCGAAGTGTACTACAAGCTTATTAAAGAGGGTCTTCGGACTTTGGAATCCATAAAAGATCCTCAGATTAGAGAGGCTGTCAAAGCTAAACTTGAGTCTGAAGAATAACTTTTGGAGGAGCTTGGAAATGTTTTTCTGAGCTCCTCTTTTTCAAAGAAAGGAGACAAATATTATGGTATCTATTGGAAAAATTGAACAGGGTGTTGCGGCTTATCTTGACAGTGAGCTTATGCCCAAGCTTCCAGCTAATGGGGTGCAGAGAGTTATCGCAGGGACGGCAATGTCTCTTCTGATTAAAAGATCCGGAGCAATCTTAGATTCCTATAAGGATAATCAGCTTGTAAAAATGCTTGGTATTATGGATTCTGAGGGGAATGTTGATATTGATGTTTTAGCTGAAGAGCTGAAAAAGAATATGCCCAAGGACGGTGTAAGGGTGGATGTCCCGATCATCGGAGCGCTTACCTTTAAAGCGAATGATATAGATAAGCTGTATGAATACATTACAGTTCTGTAAAGGAGGAAATAGACATGGCATTGACAGATATGAATATGGGTGTGGAACCCACCAAGAAGTCTCACGAAGATCATCCGATCACATTGGAGACAATTAAAAACGATTTCAAAGAGGATTTTCTTGATGAAATCGAAGACTGTAACAAGTATTGTGACATGGCCATGGCTGCTGAAGAGATGGGTCACACCAAGCTTGCAAGCGGTCTTTACGAGATGGCACATGACGAGTATACGCATGCTCATTTCATTCATGACAATTTGGTGGATTGGGGATATGAAATCCCTGAGAAAGAAATGCTGAAGTGGCATGAGTTGAAGGAGCGTATCCACCGAAAATTTCGTTGATGAGCAAAAAATACAGATTCCATGGGATAAAATAAAAGAAGTTATCGACTTTATTTATAAATTTATTTAAAAAGGAGGCAATTATTATGAACGCTATTGAACCGTTAACTCATAAAATAAACCTGATCGTTGGGGCTATTACCGCTCTATTATCGTATCTTCTAGGCCAACACTGGATGCTCTTTGTGTTCTTCTTGGCGTTGAATGTCGGGGATTTTCTCACAAGATGGATTGCAGCACGGATCACGGGTACTGAAAACAGTAGGGCTGGATGGATTGGTATCCTGAAAAAGATCGGATACTGGGTTATGATTGCTCTTGGCTTCGGAATGAGTGTTATATTCATTGAGATTGGAGCCGTCATCGGTGTTGATCTACATGTTACCACTTACCTTGGATGGTTCGTATTGACAACTCTTATTATTAATGAAATCCGATCTATTCTGGAAAACCTTGTTGACGCATACGGCGATAAAGTTCCTGCAATTTTGGTGAAAGGACTGCAAATTGCCAATAAGTCTATTGATGGTGTGATTAAACTCGGGGATGATGGTGTTGAGGCCATTCTTCACAAGTCGGAAGACGAAATTCAGACAAAAAGAAAAGTCACCATGGAGATCGAAGACAACAGAACGAAGACACCTTGCGACAAGGGGTAACGATAAATGGATATTTTATCATACGTACTAATTGCATTTGTGTCGCTGTGTGTTGGAATCCTTATAGGAAGGATGTCAAAATACAAACAGCACGGCATTTTTGTTATGGACGATTCAGAAAATGCAGAAACAAGATGGACCCTTCGATTGTTTGTTGATCCGGATGATCTCCCAAATGGAAAAAATGCCCATTTTAAAGTGATACATGAAAACTCAGAGGTCGTGTGAATAACATGGCCTCTTTGTTTTTCGCGTAGAAATATGTTCTCTTAATGAAAAGGAGACAACGTTATATATAAATAAACTAAGAAAGGAGAGAAGAGATATGACGAAGAAACTTCTATCTGGAACGGTAAGGGTATTGAACGATTTAACAAGTGTAAAATTTGTTTTGGGCGTTTTAACCGGAAGTGGGATGATTGCGATCTTGCTTGGTTCTGCGGTTGGATTGTTCTAAAGCATTTTTACAACGTTAAGGGCTTCGTGCCCTTTTCGTTTCACAGTTATATTTTTCTCTCTTCTTTTTCGCGTGATTTTTCTATCGTATAATGAACTAAAATACATTTTATAGGAGGATTTCTATATGGCAATTGCAGAATTTGGTACATTTATTGAAACGGCTAGAAAGGAATTTAGAGAGCTTATTACGATTTATCTTAATGGAGAAGTAGGAAAAATGAAAAAGTTGATCAAAGGTAAGCTTGATGAATGCTGTTCTGAGTTTGAAGAAGATGCTTTAAAAGAGAATTTGCAGGAGGAATTCGGTTTGTATTTGGATGAACTGAAGGGCGAGTAACATCGCCTTTTGGTTTTCGTATATTTTTTCGCCCCTATAATAGAACTATGAAAGGAGGACGTCGAAATGACGGAGGAAACTTATAATTTGCTGGAAGAAGCAGCACAAGTTCAGTTAAGACAAGTGACAAAAATTGATCCTGAAACAAAGGAGGGAAAAGATCATTTGGTGAAATCCATTCACTTGGTTGAACTTCTGATCAACACTGACAGAGATAATGCTGAGTATTACGACAAGCAGGAACGGCGAAGAATCGAAGAAGAACGAAACGAAGCCATGAATGAAACAGAGCGTGATAAGCAGAAATTAACTTGGGGCAGGGTTGGTCTTGAGATGGCCAAAGTGGTGGTGCCACTGGTTGTGTCTTTTGCCGGATATAATGTATTTCAGAAGAGAATTTTGAAGTTTGAAGAGACTGGACGGTTGACATCAACAGCAAGTAGAGAACTTCATCTTCCGAAGTGTTTCAAGTAGTTTTGATCGAGAGGTCGTGTGAATAACATGGCCTCTTTGTTTTTCGTATTTTTTTCATAGCTTATAATAGAAACTAATATGCTTAGAAAGGAGCAATAATATGAAAGAAGGAAAAACAATTCAATGGAAAGACAAAGGGGTCTTATTGACTGTGATTTTGATTTTGTGTTTGACGTTTTCCATGGGCGTACTAAGTGCAAGTAAAAGGAAGAGCGCTGACGTAACTATCTTTACGAGGGATGACTTGGATAGGATTGTAAAAATGCAGCAAATGGAGGATGAAGCTGGATCCAAAGCAGAAATATATGCTTATAAGGACGAGTATGGAAATCTGATGATTGGCTGGGATTATAACGATTCTAAAAGATGATGACCGTGAAGATTGAGAGCAAAACAAGCTCTCTTTCTTTTTCGCATTTATATTTATTCATATAATGAACCATAAACACATTAAAGGAGGTAACTCAAAATGGAAGAAAAGAAAACGTTAAAAGAATGGTTTGAAGAAAAATCGGATTGGGCTAAGTGGAAAGCTCAGGCGGCTGTTGACTGGTGTAAAGAACACAAGGAGGCAATTATTGTCTTCGGTCCGGTGATTATGGGAGGGATTATAGAGATTGCTAAGATCTCGACCAAACGTCATACGGTAAACGAAGAAAAAGCGCTGAAAGATCGGTATATTTATGATAGGTCAACTGGTCATTACTACGAGATGAAGCGAAAACCTAAGAGTTCCGAATGGCTTCAGATTGAACAGCGTAAGCAGAACGGTGAAACTTTGGGTTGGATTCTGAATGATATGAGATTATTAAAGTAGGTTCAAACGAGGAGGTCGTGTGAATAACATGGCCTCTTTGTTTTTCGCATTTCTTTCTACCTATATAATAGAAAGGAGAGAATAGCGATGATTAAATGGATAAACGGATTTATTTCTGGAATTTCTTTGATAGCTCTCTTGATATCATTTGGACTGGTGATATTTTATAGAGCTTTGGTCGAAGATTTGAGAAGCAGTTCAAGACGCTGTTATGGAATATCCTATTCAAACTATCATAGAGAAAGGGGCGAGAAAGAATGACCTTTGGAATTATCTTTATTGCAATCGGAATCATACTTATTATTAACTCGGTAAAGAAGGACGATTAAAATGAAGATGAGGCTTGAGCGCATTGCGTGTTCGGCCTCTTTCTTTTCGCAAATTTTTCAAATGCTATAATAGAAAAATATTAAGGAGGTTATTTGTATGAAGAAATTTGATTGGAATCATCCGGTAACAAGAAAGGATTATGCTGTCCTGTGTGGATGGTCATTTGGAATTGTTATGGTTATATATGGTATAGCAATTGCAGTGGTCTACTGGGACAATATCAAAACTTGGGCCAAGAGGAAGGTTGAAAAGATTAAATCAAAGCTGCCTTGGTGTGATTAAGACCGCAGGGTCACGGAAACGTGGCCTTTTGGTTTTCGCACAAAAATTCCTTTCTATAATAGAAATATAGAATAAGGAGGAAATTGATATGTTAACTGTATTGGTTATATTTAGCGTACTCTTAGTACTCGCGTTTGTTGTAGCGGTGATAATGGGAGTGATTGCAGTGTCACCAATTTTGTTACTGATCATTTGCCTGCCGTTAATCGATTATTTCGTAATCAAATTGATTTTCGGTAAGAAGAAAAAGAAATGAGACCACAGGGTCACGGAAACGTGGCCTTTTGGTTTTCGCAAATTTTTCAAGCACTATAATAGAAAAAACTTTAAAAGAATAGAGTTACTCAGGTGAGTCTGCTGGGAACGGCAGGAGGGTTTAAATCCTCAATCTATTCTTTTTATATTTTTATTGGAGGTGATATGGATGTGAGTATGAAATATGTCCTCTCAGTTATTAATGATTTAAGAGATGAGTGGTATAAACCGCCGTCCGGTTACTATCACAGAAAGCGAATTGAGTTTGAGCATCAGTCCTATGCAAGATCTGCTATGAATGAAATTTGTTTTTATTTGATGGAGCATGAGAATGAAAATCCGGTAACAGCAGTGGAAAACTTCCGTTATATGGTAGATGGTTTTGCATGTGAGACAAAAAACGGAGAAGCAAACTTTATGTTTTCTGTGTATTATGATGTTGCATCCGATGTACTTGATGTGTTGTTAGGGATGCAGTAAAGAAAGGAGAGTGGTGTTTATGACCAATACTGAAAAACAAATAAAAGATATGGGGTATGAAATTCGTGTTATTGACATGCTTAATGCTTATGTTGTTTATGAAAACAAAAAAGAAGATCAGGAAATCATATTAGAATGGGATGATGAAGATCAATATTGTTTATTATTTTCAAAATCAATTACAAGAGAGAAAGATTGGCTAGGCCATACACGACAAATGCCTCAAGCATTAAATATTTGTGAATTGGAAATATTTACAGCTAGACTTAGAGAATTAAGAAAGGAGACGAAACAATGAAGGTGATGAGAAAAATGGAAGTATTGGCTGATGGAGTTTATTATTGAAGGTATGCGGAATATTTGCCATTGCTAGTAATACTAAGAAATAAGGAGGATTGATATTTATGGTATTCGAAGTTGGAAAGTGTTATGAACATGAAAGTGGAATGAAGATGAGAATTATTGGTGAAATGAACACTTATTATTATGGACATTGTCTGATTGGCGAAACTGATCGTGCGACTTATACGCCGGTTGGACAAACCAAACATAACACTGTTAACTGGACTGAATGTAAAGATTTTGCGGAGGAAGGAGAAAATATCGATGAAGAAATTACCAACTAAAAATTATGCTTTTATTGATGGGTCTTTCAATCCTGCCACAAAAGTCTATGGCTGCGGTGGTTTTTTGATTGATCATCTTGGTAAAAAGCATATTATCCAGAAAAATGGAAATGACCCTGGGATGGCAAAAATGAGAAATGTAGCTGGTGAAATTCTTGGTGCTATGATGGCTGTAGAACTTGCTCAAAATCTTGGAATGAGAAAACTGACAATCTTCCATGATTATGAAGGAGTTGCTGCCTGGGTTCTTGGACGATGGAAGTGTAAAAAGCCTGAGACGAGAAAATATGCAATGGTTATGTGGAAAGCGATGGACGCAGGTCTCAGGATCTATTTTAACCATGTGAAAGGCCATAGCGGAAACTGGGGTAATGATGAAGCGGACCAGCTGGCAAAATTGGCTGTTGGATTGGAGGTGAAATAATGGATAAGAACATTTTTAACAGTCTTTTAAGTAATGCGGATACTCTTCAGACGAGACTTAGAGCTTACAATTCTTTCAAGAATGAATATTACGGAAAGAATAATTCAAGCATTCCGTCAGAGATCACTTTTCGGGATCAAAATGGGGAAATATTGGCATCTTTTACTTTAGATTCCAATACATCTCATGAGGTTTTATCTTTGCTGATTAAAAGAACAAAGACTGAGCTTGAAGCAACGGCGGAGACAATTAAAAGTATGATAGATTGGAGGATGGAACATGATGAAATTTCAGATTAGAGATGGAAACGGTAATATTGTTGACAGAAATCTGTCTTATGAGGCCGCAATGGTTTATATTGACAATTCAGTCGATAACAATTATGTTGTAGAACCTATGGGGGAAGACGATCAAAATGATTGTGATTCTTTGTAACTCCTTCGATGAAGCCAAAGATGGTTTTGCCAGGTTTATGGATTTTCTTGAAACTTACGAACCTTTGAGTATTTCAAAAGTGTTTGAATATTCTTATTGTGTGGAAACCGATGACGATCTACGTTATATTTTTGTAGACCATCGATTTAAGCCATTATTTCATAAATTTTGTAGACCAGACGAAATTGATATGGAAGAATTCTTTGAAGGACTTGATAGGTATTATTTTGGAAATTAGGAGGTGATAATGGCTGATGTAGAGTTGATCGATTAGAACGCGTTTTAAATAAGAAAGGAGTTTATTTATGAATCGACAACGACGAAGGGCTGCTGAGCGGAAAGAACAAAAAGCCAGAACCAAAACTTACAATTTAACAGAGGCACAGTTACAGGCCTATGTTAGTCAGGCTATTGAAAAAGAACTCGAAAATAGTCATGAAGAGGCTATGAACGAGTCGACTAATACCGCCATGATATTGCTTTTAACTCTTCCTTTAGAGGTCTTAATGGATCACTATTGGCCGAAAAGTTATGCAAAAAAGATTCCGGAATTCACGAACTATGTGTTGGAATACTATAAACGTTGGCAGAACGGAGAGTTAGATATGGATGAATTAAAAGAAGATCTTTGGACATATGGTGGTGTAAGATTGGAGGTGGAAGAATGATATTAGAGCCCGATCAATTGGAAAAATATAGGACTACCTTGGGCGAAAGGATTATCGAGGCGAGCAAGCAAGACCATATTATTCATGGTTACATGGTTTATCAGTGTGAGCATTGTGCCAGTATTTATGTAATGTGGTTGGAAAAAGGTCTGGAAGATCCAACGGATGATGAAAAAACCGGGATGCATAAGCCGGTTCCTTTTGGGTTTATTTGTCCTGCTTGTGGCGGAACGGCCACCCACACTTTATGGTCTCTTGGAAAAGATAGTCTAGGAAAGAACTATAAAAGCTATCAAAAATATGTGGAACAGCCAAATAGGTTTATTTATCGGAACTTTTTCTGGAATGATCCAACGACCGATTGCGGAGTACCGATAATATTTGAACCTGATTATTGGGAAGGAAAAAGAAGGTCCGTCGATTATATGACAGAGATTTATATAAATACTCTTCCGGATATTGAGTATAAAGTATTTATCAATGATATCCGTGTTGCTTTTGATGATTTTGTAGGGGATCAAATTACTTTATTAAATCTTAAAGGCAACCGGGAACAGAAGCGACATGGACCATTTGGAAGAGACGGATATAAACGCCCAAGAAGTAATAAAAAATTATATGAGTATTAGGAGGTTAAATAATATGTTCACACCGGTTCAGATCGTCATACTGATTATATTTACAGAATTCTTTATCTATGCATTCCTATCAAAATGTTTAGATACAATCAAGCATTGTTCTACGTCTAAAACCTATAGAAAAGGTTTAGAAAAAGGCTTAATAACGCCAAATGAATTTAAAACAATCATAACCAATGAGTATTACAAAAAAAGAATGGAGGAAAAGAAAGATGAAAACAACTAAAATGAAGGAATGGGCAAGAAGGGAAGTAGATCTGGCCAAAACATGGCTGAATGATGAAGATCTGGAGGCAAAAGAAACAATATCGGAAGAGTATGAGGCTGCTTACAGATCTTACTGTAATTTCCTAGACGAGTATGAAAAGTTGGAGAACACAAAAATCATTAAGACCGTGTTCACACAGCTTTTGCATGGGGAAAATCTTTCCCCTATCGTGGATTCCGAAGATGACTGGACTTTGGTAGAAGGTTTTGATCCGGCGGTTGGTAACGATAATCCAGGATGGAGCATCTATCAATGCAAGAGAAGAAGTTCCATGTTCAAAAGGGTGACTTATGATCGGAAAACCGGCGAAGTAGATGAAATCACGTTTAGAGATATCGACAGGGCGGTATGCATTGATATTAATAGGTCG